AGTAGTTATTCCAGTTCCCTCAAGGTCTAAATATCCACCAACAGATAAATTATCAGGTAAAGCAGTTATTCCAGTTCCTCTAAGGTCTAAATATCCACCAACAGATAAATTATCAGGTAAAGCAGTTATTCCAGTTCCTCTAAGGTATAAACTTCCACCAACAGATAAATTATCAGGTAAAGTAGTTATTCCAGTTCCCTCAAGGTCTAAATATCCACCATAAACCAACTTTTCACCATCTTGTTTTAATTCATATCCTAAATCTTTTAATGTCATCTTTTCTCCTTTAAATTTTAGACTTAACAAAGCAGTCAATACCTTTCAATAAAGACGGATTTCTTTATTTTGTTTCACATAACTATTACTAACAACAAATATAATAAATTTAACGATGTTCTTGACTGCTTGATTAAATCTAAAGATAAATCTTAAGTAAGTAGTGCCATAGGACTTTCACCTATGGACGATATATTTCAAGTGTTAGTTCGCACTCAATAAAGAGGATATGGCTTAATATTTTCACTTGTATTAAAGGAACAATTTATACTTTCCACATATTTACCGAACTTGTCTTACAGTATAACTTCTTGATTGTCCTATCACTCGCCGTACTATTGTGTCTATCTTCCACCACACTACTTATTTAAGATTTAAAGTTTGACCGACTTCTCGTGCTTATCCGCGTTAAGATAAGATTTCCTTTTTAGGATAAGGAACTCAACCTATTTTAAAGAGTGTTTTCTCTTACAATGTTTTAAACTAAAACTTGTTTTGATAAAAGAATATTACCAATATGGAAATTAAATAAAGCTTAAAATATTACCAATATGGAAATAAATTTTATAACTTGAAATTAAAAAGGTTTTAGATAAAATCTATATAATTAAATAAAAAGGGGTTAGAATGGCATTAATAAAATGTAAAGAATGCAATAAAGACATATCATCAACTGTTAAAGTTTGTCCTCATTGTGGTTATAAAAAGAAACCAAGCAAACTTACTTACTTTATAGTTATTGTACTTGGGATAATAATAGGAAGCATATATCTAACTAACAAACATGGTAATTCAAATATAGAAAATAAAGTTCAAGAGCAGCAACAAGTAAAAAACCTATTTACTGAAATTGAGTCTAATTTATTTAGAGCCATGATTGAAGATGAAATAGAAGTAACAGCAGATGGTGGAGAGTCATCACTTGTAGAAATGAATATTTTAATATTACCTCAAATAGTCACAGCTGATAAGCTTCAAAGAGAATATGTTAAAAATGAAGTTAAGGCAGATGAACAATATAAAAATAAAATCTTATTAGTTTCTGGGAAAATTGATAACATTCAAAAAGATGCCTTTAATAATATGAACTTGAAGTTAATAGGTGGGGATAATATGTTTTTATATCCAACTGCACAAGTTGAAGACAAATATACTAGCTGGGTAGCATCACTTAATAAAGGGAATAATGTTAAATTAGTTTGTAAGGGCAGAGGATTTGTTATCGGAACTGCAAGTTTAGGTAATTGTGTTCCTTATTATAATTGGCTTCAAAATCAAAATATAGGTTCAAAAATACTAAATGATTATAAAAATAATCCAGAAGGAAATACTAAAACAATGATAAATATTATTAAAGTGGTAGGACAAAAATTAGATATAAATGGTTTTTGTAGCACAGCAACTTATAATAAAGAAAAATGCTTAGGCGAAGGAATTAAAATATTAGAAAAACTAAAAAAAGAAAAAAAATAGTAAATGATAAGAACTATACTTGTACTTATAGTCCTATCTTCCTATTTATTCTCTCTTGAATTAATAGGTAAGGTAGTGAAAGTATCTGATGGAGATACAATCACAGTTCTTACAAGCGATAAAACTCAATATAAAATTAGATTGAACGATATTGATGCTCCAGAAAAAAAACAAGCTTTTGGAAATAAATCAAAAGATAATTTAGCTAAATATATAGCTGGTAAGACTGTAACTGTTCAATATCAAAAAAAAGATAAATATAAAAGAATACTTGGAACTATCTACTATAACAATATAGATATTAATTTGCAACAAGTAAAAGATGGTTTTGCATGGGTTTATAAAAAGTATTCAAAAAATCAAGATTACTATAATGCTGAAAAACTAGCAAGGGAAAATAAAAAAGGGCTTTGGATTGATAAGAATCCAATAGCCCCTTGGGAGTTTAGGAAATAGAATTAATCATAAATTAAAAGAGTTTTTAATTTTTTTAGTTAAAGCAACTTGTCCTTTACCAGTTATCTTTGTAGTCATTGTAATTCTTGTACTACCATCTGGATTGTTTATTGTTCTTTCTGTAACTTCAAAATAACCATTATCTATGTATTGTTGCATTGGTTGATTGTATCCGTTTCCACTTGAAATAAGATATTTATTATCTCTTAGCCATTGAAAAAGTCTATTTTGTCCAATATTAAAATCATCTGTACTTATTACTTTTGCAAATTGTCCTATTAATATTGATGTTTCACTTTGCGCAACACTATCTGCAAATACAATCTTTGGCTTTTGTACTTCTATTGTATCTTGAAGTGTAATAACTTTATTTTGTAATTGATTTATAACTTTTGAATTTTCCAAAAGTAACTGTTCAATAGTCATAGGTTTATTTGCTTGTTTCTCTACTTCAATAAAGTATTTTCTAACTTTTCTACCTTTTTCAGTATTTGAAACCATGCAAAGTTCTTTAGCCATATCAAGAGTTACTATATAATCTTCTCTTGGTCTTCCAAACTTTTCGTCATTTTTGACGATAATATAATCAGCCATATTTTCAAAATTATATTTTTCTACTGCTCTTTGTATCCATTTTGAATATTCAGTATTTATACCTAAGAACTCATAAAGTTCTCTACTATTTACAGAATTTAATTGTTCTGTTCCAATATTTGTTTTTAGAATTTTGATTAATTCTATTTTCTCTAATTTACTCATGAATAAATTACTCCTGCTTTAATTTTTTGTATACAGAAAAATTTTATCAAAAATAAATTTTGTGATTAAAATTTATTACATTTTGAAATATTTTTATTTAATTTATGTTTCCTATTAATTTAAAAATCTTTGTCTATTCGTCCGACTACTCTAGCCATAACTAAATCATAATTATCATCACAATGTATAGTTATTATGTCATAGTCAGGGTTCAAAGGTAGTAGAGATATTATTGTTCCAACTTCATTAATTTTATATTTTTTAATTCCACTTTCACCATTTAACCAATAATGTACAATTTTACCATTATCAATAATTTGGTTTGGTATGCAATATACTATATCCCCATCATTTATTTTTGGAGCCATACTATCACCGTCAGCTTCAACAGCATACATACCATCTATGTACATATCAAGTGGAACAGAAACAGGCTCATAATTACTTAAATCATAATCTTTTGGTTTTCCACAAGATGATTTACCTATAAGAGGTACTAGCTTTGAAGATAAAGACTGATTACCCATTATTTCATCAATGCTCATATTTAAAGCCTTAGAAATTAAAGGGTATAAAGAAACTGGTATATTTCTTTGTTCATTTAGATATCTATTTAAGTTTACAGTTGTTTCTTCTATCATATCTGCAAAATCTTTTTGTGATAGTTTTTTATCTTTTAAAATTTGTTTAATATTAGAACCTACGCCCATTTAATTCCTTACATTTTAATGATTTATTATACCATAGTGGAAATATCCATATTGGTAATATTTTAAGCTTTATTTAATTTCCATATTGGTAATATTGCTATATGAAAAAAATAAGTCAAGAACAAATAAAAAAAATACTTAAGTGTGAACTTTCTACTGTTTCAAGATATTTGACTGGAAAAAGAGCAATTAAATTATCTTCTGCTTTAAAAGTTAGTGAAGAGTTAAAAGTACCAATTGAAATTTTTACAGACAAAGAAACTCAAGTTAAATTTTTTGGGAAATCTTTTCTCTCTGAAAATATACAAAAACCAAAACAAAATGAAAAGGTTTAATGATGGCTAAATCAAACAAAGAGATTGAATATTACAGAGTTTTAAGAGCCAAAATGATGGTTAAAGCTGAAATGCTTAATGTTAATTGGGCGAGATATTATGCCAACCTTTTGGATTTAGGTGGAGTTAATAATGAACAATATCTAAAGAACTATTTCAATGATGACCAAAAGAGATTTAATAGTGAACAATTGATAACTATATTGATTGATTTAGAAGATGTAAAAGAGATTGAAATTATTACTCAATGTCAAATGCAAAATGAAGTTCTAAAAGCTGTTAAAGAGATTGGAAGTATAACAAGTGAAATGGAAAAACAATTTGATAATAAAGATGAAATAAATAGTAGTGAAGCTTCAAAGGTTTTAAGTAAAGCTAGACCTTTATTAGCAGTTGTTAATAGATTTGTATTAAGACTTGAAGAAACTAAAGCAAGAAATTAAGAGGAGTTAGAAAATGAAATTAATCATAAATGGAATTGCTAAATATTTCCAAAATATAAAAGATAAAAAAACAAAAGTTAAATTAACTCACCTCGATTTAAAAGGTGAAAAACCTATAAAGCTATCTTTTAATTAGGTAGCTTTGATTAGGCACATTATCCCCTTAGTGTGTCTAACAAAAGCTATTAAGCTTTAATGTGTTTTAAGAAATTTTTCCTTTATTGGATTAGAGTGAGTCTTGATTTGGCTTTCCTTTCTCACTCTAATTTAAAACACCCATCAAATGGTGCAACGAGATTATATTAAAAATATTCTTAGTTGCTTACAAAAAACCTTTTACAAACTAACTACTCGTTTTTTAAAAATTCCTCCAAGATACAAAATTGGGGTAGTTAGTTGGTTTGTAAAGGCAAATAGTATCTTTGGAGGATATTATGAGTAAGAATGAAGTACCTTACAATGAATTTATAAAAAATAAAATCAAACTAAAAGAAGAACAAGGCTTTTCAAACATTCAAATAAGCGATATTAATCCAATTCTAAAAGACCATCAAAAAGCAATAGTAAGATGGGCAGTAAGACAAGGTAGAGCAGCAATATTTGCATCTTTTGGTTTAGGTAAAACAATAATACAACTTGAAACTGTAAGAATTACTAGAAATTATGCAGGTGGATATGGATTAATAGTATGCCCTTTAGGTGTTAGAGGCGAGTTTATAAATGATGCAAAATTACTAAATGTTAAAGTTAAATTTATAAGAAGTGTTGAAGAAGTAGAAGATGAAAAAACTATTTATTTAACTAATTATGAAACTATCAGAGATGGAAAAATAGATCCTAATTTCTTTACAGTTGCTAGTTTAGATGAAGCTAGTGTTTTAAGAGGATTTGGTGGAACTAAGACATTTAGAGAATTTATGGCTTTATTTGCTGGTGATAGAAAAACTATGAATTTAAGAACAATAAGAGAGTCGGTACCTTATAGATTCGTAGCTACTGCAACACCATCACCAAATGATTATATAGAACTTTTAGCATATAGTGCTTTTTTAGGTGTTATGGATGTATCACAAGCAAAAACAAGATTTTTTAAACGAGATAGTACAAAAGCTGATAAATTAACTCTTCATAGTCATAAAGAAGATGAGTTTTGGTTATGGGTAAGTTCATGGGGATTATTTGTACAGAAACCATCTGATTTGGGTTTTAGTGATGATGGATATTCATTGCCTGATATGAAAATCAACTGGGTAGAACTTGCAAATGAAGAAAATGACTTTGACTATGACCATAATGGTCAAGCTATTATGTTTAGAGACTCTTCAACTTCTTTAATTGAAGCAAGTAGAGAAAAAAGAGACTCTGCTCCTAAAAGAATTAAAGCTGCACAAGAAATAATTAAAACATATACAAACAATGAACAAATTGTTATTTGGGCTGATTTAAACTATGAACAAGAAGAAACAGAAAAAGCCTTAAAAGAGATAAATTGTGATTATATCTCTCTATATGGAAATCAAACAATAGACGAAAGAGAAAAACAATTAAACAGTTGGAAAGCTAAAGAAAAAAGAGTTTTTTTATCTAAGCCTATGATGTATGGTAGTGGTGTAAATCTTCAGCAATCAAACAAAATGATTTTTTTAGGAATTGGTTTTAAATTTAATGATTTTATACAGGCTATTCATAGAATTTATAGATTTTTACAAAGTAAAGAAGTAGAGATAAATATTATCTATACAGAAGCAGAAAATGGTGTAAGAAAAATATTAGAGGAAAAATGGATGAAACATAATAAAACAGTAGAAAAAATGACAGAAATAATCAAAAATTATGGTCTAAGTAATAAAGAAATGTTTGAAGTACTTGAAAGAAAGATAGGAGTAGAAAGAATAGAATCTAGTTCTAAATTATATACATTAGTTCATAATGATACAGTTGAAGAAACTAAAAACATGCAAGAAAATTCTATGGATATGATTTTAACTTCAATCCCTTTTTCTAGCCAATATGAGTATAGTCCTAATTATTGTGATTTTGGACATAGTGATACAAATAGCCACTTTTTTGAGCAAATGGATTTTTTAAGTCCAGAACTTTTAAGAGTTTTAAAACCTGGACGAATTGCTGCAATACATGTAAAAGATAGAATAGTACCAGGTGGACTTACTGATTTAGGTTTTCAAACAGTTTATCCATTTCATAGTAATTGTATAAACCATTATATTAAACATGGTTTTGCTTATATGGGAATGATTACAGTAGTTACAGATGTTGTAAGAGAAAATAATCAAACTTATAGATTAGGGTGGAGTGAAGTTTGCAAAGATGGAAGTAAAATATCTTGTGGTATGCCTGAGTATATATTACTTTTTAGAAAACCACAAACTGATAATACAAGAGCTTATGCAGATGATCCAGTTGTTAAAAATAAAAGTGACTATTCGAGAGCAAGATGGCAAACAGATGCACATGGTTTTTGGAGAAGTTCTGGAGATAGATTACTTATGCCAGAAGAACTTGAAAAAATGGAAAGTGATAAGATATTTCAAACTTTCAGAGATAGACATTTAGAGTCTATTTATGATTATGAACATCATGTAAAAATAGGTGAACATTTAGACTTAAAAGGTAAATTACCAGTTTCATTTATGCTTTTACAGCCACCATCTTGGAATGAAGATGTTTGGACTGATGTAGCAAGAATGAGAACTCTAAATATGATACAAAAACAAAAAGGGCAAGAACAGCATTTATGTCCTTTACAATTTGACATAATCCAAAGATTAGTTAATAGATTCACAAATAAAGGTGAGATAGTTTTTGACCCTTTTAGTGGTATAGGTAGCACTGGATATATATCTTTAAAAGAAGATAGAAAATACAGAGGACATGAATTAAATTTTGGTTATTGGGTTGATAGTTGTAGTTACTTAAAAAGTGCAGAAGATGAAAAATTGTTACCATCTTTATTTGACTTTATGGGAGTTGCATAATGAAAAGATACATAGCAATAGACCTATTAGCTTTAAAACAACATAAATTAGCCTTAGAAGAGTGGACATTATTAGAAAATATTTATTTTATGAGTAATAATGAATTTGGTTGGTGTTATGCAAGTAAAGACACTCTAAGAGATATTATTCAAGTTTCAAATGGTCAAATATATAAAATTATTAAAAAGCTTTTAGATAATGGTTTTTTAGTTAAAAATAATGAAACTGGATATTTAAAGGTTACTCAAAAATGGATAACTATTAGTAGTGGAATAGTAGATACAAAAGGGTGTGGAGACCCTCTCCAAAAAATGGAAAATATATCTCCAAAAAATGGAATAGACCCTCTCCAAAAAATGGAGACAAAGATAGATAATATTAAGAGAGATATTAAGAAAGAAGAAAGAGAGAGTAATAGTAATTCTACTAATGCAAATTTTGAAGAAGAAAAAAATATCCCTCACTCTTTTTCTAAAAATGAAAATAAAAAATTTGAAGATGAAAAATTAAATCCAAGAGAAGTTATTGAAGCTTACAAAGAAAAAATTTCAGACAAACATGGTGATGTTCAAGAGCCTAGCAGTTTTAACCAAATTATTTTGAGAAAGACTGATATCCAAAAAATGATTATTGCGATAGATAATTATGCAAAAGCATTAAAACTTAGCGGAAAGAAACCAGAAAAGCTATTTTTCTTTATCCGTGATGGAATTTACCTTGATTACCAAAACGAGCAAGTTATAGAACTTGGCAAAAATCAAGCTTTAGTTCCAAATGATTTAATTGGTAAAAGCTTTTCTGTTGATGGTGAAACTATCAAATTTTTAAAAGATGGGTATTTAAAAATAGAGAAAGACCATAAAGTTACAAATGCTAAAAATGTAGCTGATATGGTTAATACAATTAGAACTGCTTTAGGCGGTGAAAGATGAGAATATTAACACAAGCAGAAATGAAAGAGTTTGAAATAACTTTTGATTATTTGAATAATTATATTGGTGGATTTGCAGATTGGAAATATAAAAAGACAACAATTTATGATTTAAAAATTAATGGCATGCCTTTACCAAATGAACTTTTAGCTTTTTCAAGAAGTTTAGAAAGATTAAATGCACTAAATAAACTAAATATGCAATTTGATAAATCACATAATTCGTTACATAAGATTAGTTTACTTTTTAATGATTCAACAGAAGATAGAAAAAAAATAGTTCTTCAAATATTAATTAACTATTGCTTCAAAGCTAAAGTTCAACCATATAAGCTAAGAGTTGAAGAAGTTAGAAATGGAAAATATTACTTTGTTGCTCTAAATGTAGTTAAAAAAGATGAACCTATTGTAGCTATTTTTGATGGTAATTATGTAAGTAAAATTGAACAAGAAGAAGATGATCACAATTTCTATGATGGTTTAGAAACTATGAGAAAATTAAAAGTAGGTGCATGATGGGTGCAAAACCAAAAGAGATTATTTTAAGAGATTGTAGCAAATGTAATGAGAGTATCAAACAAGATAATAAGTTGCATTGCAAGATAAAAATTAAAGATTTGAATTTGCCATTTTCTTGTTATAGCGAAGTAACTGTAAAAAGAGAATGCGGATATTTTAAGGAGATAAACAAATGAATTATTTAGTCGATATTTTAACTATTTTGTTGATTGGTATAGGTGTTGCAGTTGGGTTTGTAATTAGTTTGTTTGAAAAGGATAAAAGATGAGTAGTTATTGGCACAACGAATCAAATAAAATAATAGATAAAGTAATTAAAGAAAAAGGAAAACTTATAACATTAAAAGATATTGATGAAGCATATCCTTTTGGAGAACGAGCAAGACACCCTTATAAAATGTGGTTAAAAGCCAGAAAAGAAAAAGCTATTAAATTAGGACTTTTAAAAATAGATACATCAAATCAAGACATGGGTTTATTCAAGGAACATATCAATGACTAAACCAATTATCCCAACTGAACATCAAGAGCAATCTTTAGAATGTAATCTTGTACCACCATCTGTAAATCATCTTTATCAAACATATTCAAAAAATGGAAAAATAATAAGAACTATGACAAAAGAGGGATTGCAATTCAAAAGAGCATTATCTCTACTTGCAAAAGCAAAAAAGTTTAAATTAATAGAGGGGGATTGTTCTCTTGAATATACACTGTATTGTAGCAAAAAAGGGAGAACGGATTTAGATAATACTTTAAAAGCAATACAAGATTCGTTAGAAGGGATAGCTTATAAAAATGATTCACAAATTGTAGAAATTGTAGCAAGAAAAATTAGGAACTCTAATAAAGATGGTTTTTTTATTGTTATTAGGAGTGTTAAATGAATAAGCAAGGTTATAAGGCTATTGTTTGTTATGGAAGTAGTGCAGCAATAAAAGAGACTGAAGAATATATAAAAGGATAAAACAATGTCATCAAATATTTTATTGGATTTAAGAGAAAATACAAAGAATAAAGAAATGCTAAACTCTTTTTATCAATGTGTAGATTTATTTGATGACAATTTAGAAGATTTAGCAGTAGCAATGATATTAATACGAAAACAAATAGGAACTAATGAAAGACCAAATATTGTTTACAAAAAAGTAGAAGAGGGTAAATTTAATTTGCTTTTTAATTATTGTGAGTATTTATTAGATTTACCTACAAATACATTAAAAAATCTTAAAAACCTAGTAATCTTAAAAAAAGAAAAAATATTAAATAGAATTTTTGAAAATAAAATTGAATTTCCAATATTTAAAAAAGATGATGCAGGAAATGTTTATAAGTTTAATGATGAAATTGATTTTGAAGTAGTGTTTATTAAAAATAAAAACAATTTAAAAAATGATTTAGAATTTAATGATAGTAATTTAAAATTAGTACATTGTGATAAAGAAAGAGAACTATATAACAATCAACCTATTTGGTGTTGGAATAATGGATATAAAGAAAAGCAATTAAGATTTTATAATAGTTTTTCTAAGTGTGCTTATAGTTGTTATAGTAAATCTATTTTTGATTTTCACTTTGATAACTATAAGGCTTTAAATTTAGAGCAAATAGATATTTTAGATTTTATGATGGAGTTTGAATAATGGCTAAGCTTTCAGATAGACAAAAGAACAATATTATTGCTAAATGGAAAACAGGTCAATATACTAAATCAGCATTAGCAAAAACATATAAAGTTGATGAAAAAACAATAAGAAATATTACCGAAAACATAGAGCCTAAAAATGCCGATTTTGTCGAAGCTACATTAATGCTTGAAAAAGTCAAAAAGTCCGAGTTAAGTCCGATAGAAATAACAGAAATAGATAAGGCTGTAAAGTATAGATTAGAAAAGGAATTTTCGGAGGATAATAAAAGAGTTAGAATATATGATACTTCGTTTAAAATACTTGATACTATTGATGGAATATTAAAAAAAGGTAAAGTTGAAGAAAAGGTATCAGTAGGCGATGGAGTGCAACAATTTGAAGAAAGATACCTTAATGCAAATGATACTGAAAAATTAGCAAATGCAGTTGATAAATTATCTATAACTACAAATGTAAATCAAAGACACTCAAGCAGTCAAGTAAATATTCAAAATACAAATGCACAGCAAACAAATATAGAATTAAGCAAAGATATTATCCTTGAAACATTAAGCGAGTTTGAAAGTGATTATTGATGAATAATATAGCACTTAAAGGAATATTATTAGAAGATTTTAAAAGATATCTTAGATGGTCCTTTAAAACAAAATATAACTCAAAGATAATATTAAAGCAGTTTCATATTGATATTTGTAATTTATTAGTTGATGTTTATTTAGGACATATTAAAAACTTGATTATTAATATGCCTCCAAGAAGTGGTAAGACTGAAATCTTAAATACTTTTTGTGAGTGGACCTTAACAAAACATCCTGAAAGTAAAAATATTATGACTTCATATTCAGATATGTTAGTAACTAATAATTCACAAGCTATTAGAGATATGCTTATGAGTAAAGAACATTATAGTTTATTTGGTATTGAAACAAAAAAAGATAGTACAGCCAAAAAACTATGGAAAACTAATTTAGATGGTGGACTTTATGCAGTATCAAGTTTTGGGCAAATTACTGGTTTTGGTGCTGGGCTTAAAAAAGATGGATGGGGTGGTTTTATTGGAGTAGATGATCCATTAAAGCCAGACGATAGAGAAAGTTTATTAAAACTTGATAAAGTTAAAGATTGGTTTGAAACCACATTGTCAAATAGAAAAAATAAGCCAGATACTCCAATAATTATAATTATGCAAAGATTACATACTAATGACCTTGTAGGGCTTATACTAAATAATGCTTTTGGTGATAAAAATGAATGGACCCATTATAAAGTAGAAATAATTGATGAAATAAATAAATGCTCATTATGGGAAGAATATTATCCATATAACAAGTTAATGACTATAAAGGCTAATAACTCAGATTATTACCACTCTCAATTCCAACAATCACCAATCATCAAAGGTGGAAATATCTTTAAGACTTCATGGATTAAATATATATCTCGAGAGGTTATTAATACTATCATTTTTGAAAGATATTTTATTACAGTTGATACAGCTTTAAAAAACAATGAAAAAAATGATTACACAGTTTATAGTGCCTTTGGAGTATTTGAGAATAGATTATATTACCTGGATATGTTCAGAGGTAAGCCATTATCAAAAGAGCGAGAAGTAACAGCAAGAGACTTTTATAACAGAAATAATAAATATCCGTTCCAGGGAATGCACATCGAACAAAAAGCAAGTGGAGTGGATTTATTTCAAAGAATGAAAGATGATGGCTTTATGGTTTTTGAAATTGAAAGGAATGTTGATAAAGTATTTAGAGCAAATAATAATGTAAGCTATTTGGAAATATACGGATTGTATGTTGTTGAAGATTTACCTAATGTTACTGACTTTATAAGTGAATATGAACAGTTTCCAAATTCTAAAAATGATGACATCATAGATACTTTAATTGATGGTGTAGAAATAGCATACAAAAACAATATTTTAGATTATGAAGCAATCAATGGATAAATGATTTTTTAGCCTTTTTTTGAGTGTTATAATAAAATCAAAAAGGCTTTTAATGAATTTTAGCTTTAAAGATGGTCTAAAATCTCTTACTAATTTACTTGCTAATAATAGAAGTGGAGTGAATAATAATAAACTCTTTTCAACTGCGGTATCTAATGATGAATTAAACTCTATTTATAAACTTGGTATTGGTAGAAAAATAACTAATATTAAATCATCAAATATCTTTAAAGAGGGATTTAGTGCAGAGGGTGAAGCTGGAGCAGAGACCCTAAAATTTATTGATAAAAAACTTCTAAAAGAATTAAAAAAAGCTTCTGAGTATATGATGGCATTCGGTCGTGGTGTAATTGTGATTATAGATAAAAATGCTAATGACCCATTACAACCTATGAAATCAGTTAATTTACAAACTGTTAGATTTAAAGCTTTTAGTGGTGCAAAAGTAACTGTACAGATAAATAGTTCTTTGAATGAACTTGATGAAAGATACAACGAACCAGAATATTATCGAATTGGTACACAAGTAATACATCATAGTAGAGTAATGGATTTTCAATATTATCAACCAGTAGAAGATGATAAAAGTTCATATAATTATGGTGGGATAAGTGAATTTGAACTTATTTATTCTCAACTTATAAATGATAGTGTAATTGAAAGAGCAATCCCTACACTTGTAGAAAAAATCTCGACTATGTTTTATAAGATAAAAGACTTTAAGTCTAAACTACAACAAAAACAAGAAAAACATTTAGTTGATTATTTTCATAGGTTAGAAAATTTAAGGTCAATTTATGGTGCTGGATTACTTGATGCAGAAGATGATACTAAAACAGAGACACAAAATTTAAGTGGATTAGATAGTGTTGATACTATTACTTTAAGAAGATTATCTTTAGTAACTGGAATACCTTTAAGCTGGTTAGTTGGTGAGAATGTAAAAGGGTTAAACTCATCAGGAAAAACAGAAGAGACAATATTTTGGAGCATGGTTAAAAATCTAGGAAATGATTTTATTTTACCAGTTCTAAATCAAAAATTAGAATTTATGGGATTAACTGTTGTTTGGTTTAATGAACAATATCAAAGCACACCAACAGAAAAAGCAGATTATGAAACAAAGGTTTTTACTAATGCTTTATTGGTTCAACAATTAGGATTAGATGATATTGCATATATAAAAGATAGAGGTGTAGAAATAGATGTAAAGAAAAGCTTTGATGAAATATTTAATGAAGATGGAATTGAAGAGTAATTAAATGAACTTTGATTTAAAAGCATATCTCAAGCAAACTACAAAAAGAAAAACTTATGAAATAAAAGCATATAGACATACTGATAATTTTGAAGCAGAACTTGAAAACTTTTTACATTTTATGAATGACAAAATAGCAGAAAGATATAAAAATCAAGTCTTAAATAAATTAAATGTTTCAACAATTAATAAATTCCAAGATGCACAAGTTGGAAATTTTGCAGTTATATTTAAAGTGTTATCAAAAGTAGCTTTAAGAATGCTATTGAAACAATTCTCAAATAAAAGATTAGAAAAATACATCAAAGCATTATATTTAAAAGTAAACATAGCTAATCAATCAAATATTTATAAAGCTATTGAAAAAGATATTGGAATAAATATAAAAGATGTCATTAAAACAGATGGCTTAAATAGTTTTGTAAATGCAAATAGTTTAAAAACACTTTTACAAATACAAGCTACAAGAGATAAAGCAATTGAAGATATGAGTAATAATCTTCTTAGACTAATGACAATGGGTCAAAGCTTAGACACTCTTTATGAAGAAGTTGAAAATATAACTGGTAAAAATAAAAATAAATCTATTTTGGTAGCTAGACAAGAACTAACAGTTTTTAATTCTCAACTAAATAAAAAAAGAGCAGCCAATCTTGGATTTAATCAAAGGAAATGGAATGCAGTTGGTGGAGATAGTGGAAATAAAAGAACTAGAAAATGTCACACAGCAAGAAATGGAAAATTTTATCCAGTTGATGGAAAGCTTTATAGTTCTTGTGACGGAAAATCAATCGAAGTAGGCGAGGAAATTAATTGCAGATGTTGGGATACTTTTGTTATGGATTTAGAAGATTAGGAGTAATAGATGTTTCAAATTAAAAAAGAAGATGGATTATATTTTGTTTACAAAGATAGTCAAAAAATATCAATTGGTTTTAAAGATGAGGGAATGGCTCAAAAAGAAGTTTTAAATCTAAGTAAAGATTGTCCTTGTCCTTTTAAAGACAAAATGTTTACGCAAGAGGTATCTTTTATTGATAGTTTAAATACAGAAAAAAGAACTGTTATATCTATTAGAGATGGGGTTCAAGAATATTTGGGCTTAGAGTTAGGTTTAGAACCATTCGATAAAGTATTTAAAATATATAGAAGTCCTGAAACTATAAGAGAGTTAAAAGATAAATTGGTTGGTATTCCATTAATTGAAAATCATATTGAGCCAAAAGGTGATATAGACGAATCTTTAAAAAAAGGAAATATTTTAAATAGTGAAGAAATTGAAAATATTGATAATAGTTTAGATTCAACATTAGCAATAAGAAACGAAATAACACTATTTAAAGATAAGTTAGAATTTAACCATAAGCAATTATCACTAGGATATACAGCAAAAACAGTTCCAAGTGCAGAGTATGATTTTGAACAATTAAATATTAATCCTCATCATTTAGGAATAGTTGAAGCTGGTCGTTGTGGTGGTGTTTGTAAATTTAAAGACGAAAAAGGAGTTAAACCTATGGACTTAAATGAGTTGTTAGCAAAACTAAAAGAAGCTTTAGTAAATGCGAGTGATGCTGATAAGGCTATGATTCTTGAAGCAATGGATAGCATTATTCCTAAAGTTGCAAAGAGTGATCCAGTAGAAATGGAAAAAAAGTTTGAAGATGCTAAAAAAATAGCTGGTGATGATGCAATTAAAAAATTTATGGATAGTCAAGTTTATAAAGATGCAATGCTTCATTATGGAAATGATAGAGCATCTATTATTGGAAAAGCTAAAAATTTCTTAGATGAAAAATATGATTTTAAAACAAAATCAAATGAAACTATCATGTCCGATGTTATCAAAGCTGAATATCCAACTGAAAGTTTTAAAGATGCAGAAATTGGTGTCGCTTTTAAATTATTAAAAGAAAGAGAACAACAAGTTTCAACTATTGAATTTAAAGATTCAAAAGATGAGATTATTAAAGCATTTGATAAGGAGATAAAATAATGGCGTTTGCATCTTATGATTATGCACAAATTGGAAATGTTGATGCTGGTGTTATTAATCAAACTTTACCGGCAAAAATAAGCACATATACAGCTAATTACAATGCACCACTTAAAACTGGTAAATTTTCAATTATTAAAACTGGTAACTTAGCGAATATGGATAAAAGTGCAACTCCAGTTGTTGCTGGATTAGTTTTACAAAGTGTAGTTAATGCTATTGAGAGTGGTGAAACTTTTGTAAAAACTGGTGATGGTGCAGTTTATCAACTTGATGTTTTAGAGTGGGGATTAGGAACAGTTGATGTTAAAGCTGGAGATACTCCTACTAAATTTGGAAAAATTTATGCAGTTAATAGTGGTTCAGTTGATGCAGATTTAGGAAAAGCTACAACAACAGCAACTGATAATGTAGAGGTAAAAGGTTATTTCAATAGAGAAATTAAAGCTGGTGTTTGGGAAGTATTTATCCAACTATAAAAAAGAGGTAAAAAATGAAATTAAAAAATTTAATAGATATGAATTCTTTAGTTGCACACTTAGAAGTTGCAAAAACTTTTAAAGATGCAAAAGGGATTTTATTGGCTCAAAGTCTTACACATTTAGACCCTAGAGTATTTGTAAAGCTATATCCTGAAAATGTATTTCTAAATAGTGGTTTAACTATCGACAATACAGGTGGACTTGCTGACACAATTAAGAAAAAAAGAGTATCTGCTAAAGGTAGTTTTAATGATGTAAATAACAGAGGAACAAATAAAGGGCTTATTTCTTTAGATGGAGAAACTGACTCAATTGCTGTAATTGGAAGAGAAGCAACAATCAACTATACAGATGATGAAATTGAGAAAGCTAAATTAGAAAATTATAATTTAGTTGAAAGATTACTTGGTGGTGTTGATGAAGTTTATAGAAAAGAAATTGATGAGATTTTAGCAGTTGGAAACTCTTTAAATAAAGGGCTTTTAAATTATGCTGGATTTACCACTGATAGTTCTGCTGCAATTACAACTCTAACTGGTGAACAAGCTTATGATGCTATTGCTTCACTTATTACAGACCAATGGAATGGTGTTAATAATACTAATGGATATATGGCTGATAGAGTAATGTTACCAACAACTGTTATGAATTGGTTAGCATCGCAAAAATGGAAATCACAAACAAGTGATAAAACAGTTTTAACAGTTTTGAAAGAAGCATTCCCTAACGTTACATTCTTAAATTCTTGGAGAGCAAACAATGTAAATGGTACTTCTGTAACTACTGCATACTCTACAAATGAGAATGCTATCTTGGTAAGAATACCACAACCTCTAATTATTGGTAAAACTGTTCCAGAGGGTAGTTTTGGATATAGAGCAGATGCAAAATATAGAATTGCTGGTATTGATGTTGCTGAAAATAAAGCTGGAAGACATTTAACTGGATTATAGGAGTAAATATGCCAAAAGAAGAATTAGAAGCTTTAACAGTTGAAGAACTGAAAGCAAAATGTAAAGAGTTAGGGTTAGAGGGATATTCAAATCTTAAAAAAGATGATTTAATCTCTCTTATATTAGGTGATGATGGTAAAAATCCAAAAGAAGAATTAGAAGAAGATAATGAAGAAGAAATCTTTACATTAAATGCTTTAAGATGTTGCAAAACTGAAACAAAAGGTGAAGTATTAGGAAAATTTGAGATATCTAAGACTGATTTTGAAGCAGACAAGAAAATCCAGAGATTTATTGAAATTGGATTTATTGTAGAAGCAGATTGATTTTATAGTGTCCTCTTTTCAGAGGGCATTATTAAGATTAAAGGATTTTAAATGGCAATGATTGATGACTTTAAAGCTAAATTTCCAATGATACCAGCTGAAACTGTTGATAAGTATTTTCCAATGTTTGAGACCACTTACAGATGCTATTATGGTGCAGAGTATGGAAGTAATGCTTGTGATGATGAAGCTATTTTATATTTAATTGCACATTTAATAACAATTAGTATTCAATCATCTTTAAATGGAGCAAGTCCAACTTTTTCTGTTGCAAGTGAAAGTGTTGATGGTGTATCTACTTCTTACTTTATGGGTAATGGAAATACTTCTTTAAATGATAGTTTTTTTCTATCTACAATTTACGGGCAAATATATCTACAATTAATTTCTAAAAATTATGGGAATCAGAAAGAGTCTTTTGTATGAAAAAAAATGATTTAACACTTTTACAAAATATCATTAAACAAACAAAATTGGCTCTCAATAATGAAGTACATATTGGTGTTCCAAAAGATGTAGGAGAATATAAAAATGGTCAAAAAATAGTCGAAGTTGGTATAAGACACGAATATGGATTAGGTGTACCAAGAAGAAGTTTTTTAAGAATGCCATTTATTGTAAAACAAGCTGAAATCAATAAACAAATAAATATTAGTTGGGAAAAAATAATATCAGGGAAAAGTACAGCTATTAAAGAATTAGGAGAATTAGGAGTATTAGGACAAAATATTTCTAAAGAAGCTTTTGCAACGGGTGGTTTTGGAAAATGGGAAAAATTAAGCCCAATAACTATTAACGGTGGGTGGATAAGACATAAGAATGGAAAATCTTTTAAAATAAATGGAAAAGGAAGTAATGAAATACTTATTGATAAAGCAAAGCTTGTTCAATCTGTAACTAATTGGGTGGTAGCAAAATGATACCAAATATGGCAAAAACAGTTTTAAAAAAATCTATTCCTTTGACTATAAAAAGAGTAGTAAAAACAATTGTAAAAGGTCGCCCAGTTGAAACAATAACAGATATTAAAATTATGGGTTTTCTAAAACCTATACCTCAAGACAAGATAGTAAAAGACAAGATAGACTATAACTTGGAATATGTTCATTATGTTGGAATAAATGAAGTAAAGATTAGTGATTTAATTAATTGGAATAATAAAAATTATAGATGCTATTCTAAAGCTGATTATTCGACTTATGGATTTTATAAAGCTGATTTAGAAGAGGTAAAAGAATGATTTTAGAAGAGTATGAAAATGATGTTTTACTTAGCCTTTATGAAGTTGTAAAAGATACTTTGAATTATGATGAAGAATTACTTTTAATTGGTAGAGAAAATGCCACACAAGATACTTTTACAAAAAATTATATAGTTCTTGATACTTTAGCAAGTAATCCAGTTTCACAACCTTTAAAAAAATATGATGATATTGATGAAATTGAATATTGGCATACTAATATGGTAGGTACTTTTACTCTTGAATTTTACGGAACTAAAGCAATAATAAATTATATAAATTTTTTAAATTTAATAAATAGTCAAGAATGTAGAGATAGTCAAAAAAAGAATGAGATTATACTATTTACTCCAAAAAGTACAAACAATTTAAAGATGCAAACTCAGTCAAAATTTTACGAAAGATATGAGGTTGAAGTCGTTATACAATATGTCATTAAAACAGCTGTTGAAAGATTAAGGATTGATACAGCTGATATAAATTATTTGATTGAGAGGTAAATAATGGCAGCAGTTAATCAAGATATACCATTAGGTAGAGTAATAAATGTTTCAATTGAGGGTGTTCCTGTTGGTTTAGCTAGAACAAATATGAATATTGTCTGTTTAATGACAAGCGATAAAAGTTTTCTAAATAGCAATAAAAGAACAGTTTCATATACAGAGTTAAGCGGTGTAGCTGATGATTTCGGAAGTTTTTCAAGAGTTTATCAATTAGCTAAAAGAATATTTACAAATGCAAATCCAATAAATAAAGGAAATGGATATCTTGTTATTGGATATTGGAGAGCAGTTGATGAAATCTTAGAAGCAACAAAAGGATATTTAAAAAGTGCAGAACTAAGCGAAGATGTTGTTGTAAGTACTTTACAAACTATTAAAGATGGTAGTTTTACAATTAATGTCAATGATGCAGAAACTCCACTAACTGTTACAAATATTAATTTTACATCTTGTACAAGTTTATCTGATATTGTTGCTTTACTTGGTACTAAAATTACTGGTGCAACAGTAACAAAAAATGGTTTAAATCAAATTATTATTACAAGTAATTTAACTGGAACATCTTCAACAGTATCATTTATGAGTGATGCATCAACTGGAACTGGAATTGCTGATGTTCTTTGTTTAAGTAATGGAAGTGGTGCAATTTCTGTTAATGGAAAAGCAAGTGAAACTTTAGATGGAGAAAGTAAAGAACAAGCATTAATCGAGGTATCAAAAGAAGAACCTATCAGAGGTGTTGTTTTTATTGATAAGCCTACTTCAAATGAGGCTAAAGCATTATCTACTTGGGGTATTGCAAATGATTGTTTAGTTTATGATGTGTTTAGTGATGAAACTAATTTTACTTTAGATTCTGAAAATAACTTTGTATGGTTTAATAAGTTAAGTGGTGGAGTAAATTATCGAACATTATTTGATAAACAAGCTGATAGAGGTTTAGCAGTTGGTTATATGGCTAAAATGCATACTGTAAATTTTGAAGCAACAAATACAGCTTTAACAATGAACTTAAAAGAATTACAAGGATGCTTACCATCTAAATATTCAGATAGTGAATTAAATTCTGCTCAAAAAGTAGGATTAGATTTATACGGAACATTTGGGAGTTTACCTCGTACATATACAAGTGGTGCAAATGATTTTACAGATAATGTTTACAATGTTATTGCAGTTAAAAGATTTGTTCAAATTGATGTATTTAATGTGTTGCAAGGTACTCCTACAAAATTGGCACAAACTGATGAAGATATGCAAAAATTAATAGAAGCAATAGAAAGAACATTATCTTTATTTGTTAGTGCTGGAGTTATTGCTCCAGGCAAATGGAACTCAACTTATGATTTTGGTAATCCTGAGGTATTTAGAAGAAATATCGAAACTGTTGGTTACTATGTTTATGCTAAGCCTATGAGTGAACAAGCACAAAGCGCAAGAGAACAAAGAAAAGCACCAGCAATTCAAGTAGCTTTTAAAATGGCTGGAGCAATCCACACAGCAGATATTGCAATAGTATTTGAAAGATAAGGAGTAAATATATGGGAAAAGCAATTATTTTAAATGGTGATGCTACAACAATGCAGTTAAGAATAGGAAATGATAACTTAACTGTTGATGACTTAGTAGCTGGTGATACTATCACTATAACACCAGTTAATGCAGAAACGACAAGAACTTATGGTGCTGGTAATAGTGTAAATATACAAAGACATACAGCTAAAGATGTTCATACGATAGTATTTAGAGTTCAAAAGCTTAATACTACTGATAAAGCTTTAACTAACTACATGAATGCAAAAACTTTATCACAAGTAATTGGGGGAAGTGTAAAAACTATTTACTTTGAAGATGGTGAACAGATGATTGAGAACTATAAGATTAGTGGCGGTAGTATAACAACAAAACCGACTGATACAAAAAATAATACAGATGGAAATAACTCAATGGAATATACTATTGAAGCATTTGTTGTAAGGTTGGCATAATGGATAAAACAGCTAATCTTGATTTAGAAAAAGAAAAAGCTTTTAATCAATTGGAAGAGTGGCATACTTCAAAAACTTTTTCAATAGGTGAGAAAGAATTTAGATTATCTCAATTAAATCATGAATTTAGAGTAAAAGTATATGCTCTTTATTCGCAAATTGAAACTCCTATGATTATAGGTAATTGGGGATTTTTAGAAGATGCTAAGTTTAAATCATTATTTAAAGAAGTAGAAAATAAAGTACTTTTTGAAGATATGCTTATTTCTAAAATTCCTAATTTTTGGGAAGATAATGAGGATATCTATTTAGATTTTATTCAAACTTCATTAAAGCTAATTTGCTATCCATTTTTTAGGAATAAAAAAAAAGTTATCAACTAACAACAACACCTAAGCAAGAGAACTATTTTAAAAAATATGTTTCCTCTTGCGAAATCTCACAACTTGAAATGACTTACTTCTCTTTGGTTAAAAAAGGTTATGGCTCTTTAAAAGAATTAAAACAATTAGATACAGATGAAATTATAAATATTATTGATTATGAAAATATGATGAATGATATTGAAAGCCTTGTATATGATGAAAGAACGAGTAATTAGCAAAAGATATAATAAAAACAAAAAAGGTTTTTTATATGGCTGTTACTGAATTAGTTAATAAAATAAGCTTTGTTGGTAGCTTACAACCTCTTGAAAGATTAAATGCTGGATTATCTACTTCTATTAAAGCTATTGGTTTATCATCAGTAGCTTATGGAACAATGGCAGTAGCTTTAAATTCATGGGTAGATAAAACGACAGAAGCTATTTATCAAACAACAAATTTATCAAAAGAATTGGGTGTTAATGTCGAATCTATGCAACAATGGGAATATGTTGCAAAAATGAATGGTTCAACAGCTGATGCATTACAATCTTCAATAGGTGGGCTAAGTGAAAGAATAGGAGAGTATGCGAAGTTTGATAGTGGAGAGGGTAAAGAAGTTTTTGAAAAGTTAGGAATATCAGTAAAAGATGCAGAGGGTAAAATAAAAAGTGCTGATGTAGTAATGCAAGATTTAGCTAAATCTATGCAAGGATTAAATGTTTCAGAACAAAGAAGTATTGTTGCTAAACTTGGAATTGATGAAAGTATGCTGCAAACTTTAAGATTAACAGATACTCAAATTAATCATTTAAAAGATAGTGCTAGTGCATGGGGATTAGTTACAGAAGAACAAGCAGAAGAATTAACAAAATATAAAAGAAGTTTAACAGATTTAGGATATGGATTTGATGCAGTTAAAACACAATTGGCTATTGCTCTTGCTCCAGCAATGAAAGAAGCTATTGATACTTTTAAAGAATTTTTTAAAGAAAATAGAGAGAGTATCCAAGAAGGGTTAAATAAAACTATTGATGTGATAATGTCTTTTGGTAGTGCATTGATTAATATTGGTGGGTTAATTTATGATGTAATTGATAATACGGTTGGTTTTAATAATGTTCTTCTAATTTTAGGGGCTAGACTATTGTATGTAAATAGAGCAATGTTTTTAAACCCTTTAGGATTATTTGTTGCTGGTGTTATTTTAGCTATTGGTGTAATTGGTGATTTAATTGTAGCTTTTAAAGGTGGCGAAAGTGTTATAGCTGATTTCTTTGCAAGTTTCAATATTGATATTGTAAAAGCTTTAACAGGTGCTTTTGATATATTAAAAGGAACATGGAATGGATTAATTGCAATTGCTTTAAAACTATCAGAAAGTGTATTAGCTTTATTTGCCATTTTAGAAAAAGGTGGTAAATTTGTAGGTTTAGATTTTGGATTAGGAATTGAAGAACAATATTTAAAAATTAAAGCATTAAGAGAAGAATATGAGAAGTTATCAAAAAACCAAATAAAAGGTGCTCTTGAAAATGGAATTAAAATTGATTCAACAAAAGGGATAGGAAGTGTTTTAGAAAAAAATTCAAATCCACTAAATTATAATGATTTAGGAAATGTACACTTACCACCAAATGTTCCTATACTAAAAGATAATGCACTTCTACCAAATAATATAGCAAATAATACTAACACGGCAACGACAAACAATAATACTCAGAACAATAACATTAAGATTGATGTAAAAAGTGATAATCCAACTATTGCGGGTCAAACTGTTGTTGATAGCTTAAATAAACAAATATCAAATGCAAATAAACAATTTGATGTTGGGGGTAGATAATGTTTGATAATTTCATAAAAAGTATTGAAGATTTTACAAAAAATCCATTTGGAACAACAAAACAAGAAGAAACACAAACTATTGGAATAGCTGGATATAAACTAGATGTTAGATTAAAAGAAAATCCAACATATACAACAGATATACCAGATAATTATGTAGAAGATGGTAGTTATGTAAATGACCATTTTGTAGATAAACCTTTAATTGTAACTTTAGAGGGTGAGGTTGCAGATTTACATTATCAAGAAATAAATACAAATTCTTTAATTGATAATTTATTAACTGATAAATATGCAGGAATAACTGAAAATTTATATCCAAATTATAGAAGTAATCAAACTTTACAAAGAATGAATAAGTTAATGGACGATGTAAGATATTCAGAAGTTACAGAGTTAGCGAATAAAACTGGTAATTTATATAATATTTTTGAGGGTGGAAGAGACAAGGAAACTCTTAATTTTATGGAATTTATTGAGAGATTACAAAATGCAAAAATGCCAGTTAAAATTGAGACTGCATCAAAAACTTATGAGAATATGGGATTAATATCTTTTGCTCCAGTTAGAGACCAAGTAACAAATACAGCAATTGGTTATCAAGCTACCTTTAAGCAAGTGAGATTTGCTAAAACTATTTTAGTTGAAGTTCAAAAGATGACAAAAAATCCAGCAAAAAGTGTAAAAAATAAAGTAGCACCTAAAAGCGATAAAGGAACTGTAAATGGTGAAAAAGTTCAAGACGCAAAAGCTAAAGAATTACTAAGTCCATTGGTTGCAGTAAAAAGGTTATTCCAATAATGCTAAAAATAAATATTGACCCTAATCCAAATCAGAGTTTTAATATACCTTATGAAAATGATATTGCTTATATTGAATTATCTTTTAGAAATCAAAGTTGGTATATGAATATTACTTATGGAGATAAAACAATAAATGGAATAAGACTATCTTCAAGAGTATTGCTGCTTAAAAACAATTTACCATTTGAACTATTTATTGATGATAAAGGATTAAATTTAGATCCTTTTGATTTGAATAGTTTTAGTGATAATTTTTTTGATTTTTACTTATTAGAAAGAGATGAAATTGCAGATATAAGAGGTTACGATGTTAGATAGATTTGGAAGAAATTATAGCTTAGAAATTATCACTTTAAATAACCAAAAGATTACAATTCAACCTGAGTTAAGAATAAGTTTTGACATAACAAAAAGTGTAAAAGGTAGTTTAAATAATGGAACTATTCAAATTTATAATTTATCTCAAACAAAAAGAGACCAAATTACAAAAGATGAGGATATAGTAGATAAAGATAAGGAAAAACAGAAAAAAGAAAAACCTAAAAATCCTGATGATAAAAGAACTTTACCAGCTGATTATATGCAGTTCGAATTAAAAGCTGGATATTCAAAAATTGAAACTATTTTTAAAGGTGCAATCTCAAAAGCCTTTAGTAAAAAACAAGGTGCTGAATTTATAACAACTATCGAAGCTTATGACGGACTTTATGATATGCAAAATAGCTACACTTCAAAAGTTGTTAAGGGTAATATCTCGGAGCAAGTGATAAAAGATATGCCAACAGTTAAAAAAGGCAAAATAACCGAACAAAATCCACTTTTAAGACCAAGAGTTTTGGTAGGGAATTCTTTTAAAATTTTGGAAGAAAATTTAACAGAAAATGAAACTTATTATGTAGATGATGGAGTATTACATATCATTAAAGATAAGGAAGTAACGAGCAGTTATATACCTTTAGTTAATAGTGAAACTGGACTTTTAGATACTCCTGAAAAAGCAGAGAAAGAAGTAAGATTTGAAACTATGATGAACCCACTTTTAAAAATAGGTTGTTTATTAAAACTTGAAAGTCTTTATGATAAACGATTTAATGGTATCTATAAAATCAATACAATACATTATACAGGCGATTATGGTGGTACAGATTGGAAACAAGAAGTTTTCTGTATTTCATGTAATGATTATAAGGTTATTAAATGATAAACAATAATAATGGGGCTTTAGATTTAGCAAGTACTATTGGATTAGGAATAATCCAAGCTTTAACAAATACTCATACTAATTTAATTGGTAAAGTTGTAAAAGTTAATAAAAAAACTATTGATGTACAGCCAGTTATTGCAAGAGAAGTAGATGGAGAAACAATTCCTCTTCCCGTTTTCCCTGATGTTCCAATTATAAATTTTTTAGGTGGAGATAGTTCTATTCAAATGCCTATTGCTATTGGTGATTATTGCCAATTATTTGTAAATGAAAGATGTTTGGATAGTTGGTACTTTGGAAACGATAATAAAAAACCATTAAGTCCAAGAATGTTTGATTATAGTGATTGTGTGGCTTTAGTTGGTCTAAAAAATAAAAATGGTGAACTTGAAATACCAGATAGAATTAAAATGACTGGTGATTGCTTACAAATTGGCGATTATGAACATCAAGGGAATAGAGAACAGCTTGGAAATTATACTTTAGAGGGAAATATTTCACAAGTTGGAGATCATGTAATAGATGGTGATATTCTTATTAATGGTAAGAGTTTATGGTCTTTTATGAATGAACATACTCATAGCGGTGTACAAAGTGGTGGAAGTAATACAGGAGTGCCAAACATATGAGAGTAAGAATGTTAGACAAAAACTGGGATTGGACTTTTGGTAATTCAAAAAACAATTATGTTAATAAAAAAGATGCTCTTAAACAAAATGTCGTTACTAGAATAAAATCTTGCAAAAATGATTGGTTTTTAGATAGTGAAGCAAATATTGATTGGTGGAATATTTTAGGAATAAAAAGTAATCAAGAAATAGTAAAAAATGAAGTTTATAATACGACTATTCAAACTTACGGAGTAATTTCAATAAAAAAAATTGATTTAATTGTTGATAGTGCAAATAGAAAAGCAACCATAAAAATAGAATTAAAAACAATATATGATGATATTACTTTAGAAGTAGGAGTATAAATGGAAATAAATCAAAATGGATTTAAAGCAGATAGTTTTATAGAAATTTTAACAAGATTATCTAATCAATTAAAAGGTATTTATGGACAAGATATTAATTTAGACCAAGATACACCAGACGGACAATTAGTCGGAATAAATACTACAATAATAGATGACTTACAAAGTTTAGGATTATATATTTATAACTCTATGGATCCTGATTTAGCTGAGGGTGTAAATTTAGATAAATTGCTTAAACTATTAGCTAGAACTAGAATACCAGCAACAAAGTCAACAGTTGATATTCAATTAGTGTTAAATAAAGATGTAACTATTCCAGCTACTTATACTATTAGTGATACAAATAATCAACAATGGCAAATATCTACTTCTCAAACTTTAACAGCTGGTACTCATCTTGTTACTTTTGAAAGTGTTGATTATGGAACAATTACTGCAGATATAAATACAATAAATCAACAAGTAACTATATTGACTGAAATAGATAGTTTAACAAATCCTAATCCAGCAGTTCCAGGAAGAGATGAGGAAAGCGACCAAATTTTAAGAGAAAGAAGAAATAAAATATTAGAAGTTAATGCTTATTCAACAATTGGCAGCATAGTTGGGAAGATATTAACTTTGGATAATGTTATTGATGTATGTCCTTATGAAAATAAAACAAAAATAGATGATGAAATAACAGGAGTTCCAGCAAATAGTTATTGGTTAATAGTAAAAGGTGGTGAGATAGACCAAATAGCAGAAGTAATAGCTAAAGATAAAACGGGTGGAACTGGATTAAAAGGTCAAATTGAATTTAATTATGTTGAAAATTTTGTAAGACAAGATGGGACCATAAGACCAATTATACATGAAGTAAATTTTGATAGACCTACTGAAAAAGACATCTATTTAAAATTTAATGTAAAAAGAAGAATACCTACTCAAAGCATAGATATAGAAAATATAAAAAATACTTTAGCTAATAAATCTTTTTATATTGCACAAAACATTACAGTAACAGAACTTTACGCAACAATATATAGTGCAAGTTCTAATTTTATAGCTACTGATTTACAAGTATCAAAAGACAATATAAGTTTTGTAGATAATCTTCTTATCGCTGGATATGATGAAGAATTTGTAATAAAACAAGAAAATATTGAGATAACGGAGATTTCATAATGTCTTTTATAGAAGAATATGAAAAGCTATTAATTTGGCAGTATCAAGATAAACCAAAAGCCAAAGAACATATAAGATTATTACTAACAGAATATAAAAATATATATGACTTATTAAATTCTATTCCTGATGCTTTTGATTTAGATAAGGCTGTTGGAAAACAACAAGATATTTTAGGAAAAATTTTAGGTATCAGTCGGAATGTTCCTTTTGCTGTACCTAAAAAATATTTTGGATTTGAAGACCAAGAAGATGCTTATGGATTTGATGATTTAGCTGAGGGTGTATTAGCTTATCCTTTTAGAGATTTAACAGAAAACGATTATACAAGTGGTCAATTAGATGATTATCAATTTAGATTATTTCTAAAAGCAAAGGCTATCAAGAATAATGTTAAAGCAAAAATGATTGATGATGATACAAGATTATCTTTACAAAATGCTATTGATTTTCTTTTTAGTAGTAAAGCTTATATAGTTGATAATAAAGATATGACTATGGATATATTTATCGATTTATCGTTTGATTTTAGTTTGATAAAATATATTCAAGAACTTGATTTATTGCCAAGACCTCAAGGTGTTGAATATAGATTTTTTCAAAGTTTTAGCAATGATAATACTTTCGGATTTGAAGATACACCAGATTCAAAACCTATGGGAGATTTTGATAATTTGGAAGTAGGCGGAGTTTTTGCTGATATTATAATAATTTAAAGGATTTTTTTAAATGAAATTTGAAAGACCTAATAGCAATATTGTACCTTTTGGAACGAATGCAAATGAAAATAAGAGATTTGCATTTGGTACAAATAATTATACAAATGATATAAATGAAAACTTAAATGATAATTTTAAGTTAGGTTGGGAAACTGTTGGAATAAATAGTAAACCACCAAGACAATGGTTTAATGGATTAGCTTATACTTCAACTTATCTAACTTCTTATTTATTTCAAACTGGTATTCCTGAATGGAATGAAAATCAAGAATATTATATAAATTCTATTACTAAAGGTAGTGATGGAAATTTATATCGTTCTTTGGTTGGTACAGAAGGTAGTCCAAATGTAAATAAAAATCCATTGACGGAGCCAAATTATTGGAAAAATGATAATCTTGAATTATATGAGGATAGTAAATTTTCAATAGGTTTTATGGATCATTTAACATCTTCACTTACAAAAACATCAAATAGTATTACATTAACATTTAACGCTGATACAAAAATATATAAATATGGTAAACCTTATTTATTTGAAGCTGGAGAAAGTATAACTTTTAGTACATCTAGTTTAAGTATTGGTATTGGATATTATATTATTTTAGATTTAGATACTAGAACTCTTTTTGCAAGAAGTGGAACTCCTAATTTTTCAGAAGACATTTTAGTGTCATGGATTTTATTAAATAGTTCTTCAAATATTATTTGGGCAAATGATGAAAGACACTTATGTTCTAGAAATGTTGAATGGCATAAAAATCATCATTTAGAAGTTGGTGCAAGTTGGTTAAGAGGTGGAAATCTAATATTTACAAAAGATACAGTAGGTGCAGTAAATATTGAAGTTAATACACCAGTTCTAATAGCTGATGAAGAATTATTTTATACAATAGAACATAACAATACACCAACTTTACCATTCCAGCAAAAACTACAAGGTCCTACTAACTACAATGTTTATTTTTTAGATAATAACCAAAATTACGATTTTACAAATAGTGGTAATGGAAGTTGTCCTTTTTTATATAGTGGAACATCTATAAAATACAATGATGCAATAAATGGTGGACTTGTTAATGCTTCTAATGAAAACTTTGTTTGTTATTGGCAACTATATACAACAGATTGGGAAAATCCTGTAAAAATGATTATAGGTAGAGTTTCACATTCAAATATATCAGATGCAGAAAAAGAAGTTTTTGAAGATTACGGATTAAATATGCCTGAAATAATAGGAGTTGCTAAAATAATTATTCAAAGTGATTCTAGCATAATAGGAAATCCACCTTTAAGAATTAGAGGAGTTTATTATCTAAGAAATGAGACTGTTCAGAGTTCTGCTTTAACTCCTACAAATCATAATAATTTAGCTGGAAGAAATGAGGCGGACCAACATCCTATAAGTTCTATTACAGGTCTTGAAGAAGCTTTATCAAATTTAGGTACTTTACCAATAGGACTACCTTTAGTTAGTTATGAAATTTATCCAAATTGTGTTGTTGCTTTTGGTGGTGAATTCAATAGAGCGGAGTATCCAAAATTGTGGGCTTGGTTACAAGGAAAAGAATTTTTAAAAACAGAGGCACAGTGGCAAGCTGAAGCAACTGCTAATGGTGGAATTTGTGGTTATTTTTCTAGTGGTAATGGTACAACAAATTTTAGAGTTCCAAAGTTAGATAAAGCATTCTTAAGACCAGATAGTAGAGGTGTTGCTAGTTATCAAGCTGATGAATTTAAGTCACATAGTCACGGATTACCTGGGAATATCTCAAATGGTACAACAGACGGAAGTGTTGATTGGAATACTGGTAGTACAACCTCGGCATATTATAATACAAGAACAGCAGGTGGAGCCGAGACAAGACCTAAAAATATTGCAGTTTTACCACTAATTGTTGCAAAATAAGGAGTTTAAAATATGAATAAAATTTATAAATACGATATTGAAACAAAAGAGCTTTTAGAAGAACTTAGAATAAATGAAGCTTATGGAACTAACCTACCATTTACAACAACTATTAAACCACTTGCCAAAAAAGATGGTTTTGCAGTTTCCTTTAACGGTACAAAATGGGAATATGTAGAAGATAATAGAAATGCTGTTGTTTATAATAAAGAAACGAAACAAGAGTCTAAAATCGACTACTTAGGAAAAATCAAAGATGATGTAACTATATCAAAGCCAGAGCAATTTGATAAGTGGGATAATGAAACTAATAGTTGGGTATGCGATGAAGTTGAAAAAGAAAATGATAGAGTTCAAAATATCAACTCTTACACTCAAAACTATATCACAAAAAAATATCCACTTGAAAAACAATCAAGTGCCAATTTAGGAATATATGGTGAAGAGTACAAAAACGAAATGATTTTATTTATTTCTAATGTAATAGAGAAATCAAATTTAGCTATTGCAAATGGTATTAGTTTAGAAGATTTTAAAGAGTCGCTATGAATATGCAAAATATAAATGATATATCAGTTCTATTAAAAATATATTTTTCAATATTTTATTCTTACATATTGATTTCTCTTGATTATGCGGGAATACCTGAAAAGACTTTTGTTGTTTTATGTATTTTAATGACAGTTGATATATTTACGGGAATTTGGAAAGGCTATATATTAAAAGAACTTTCATCATCACCTATAACAACAGGTATTATAAAAAAGTCTGGATTGTTGATTGCTCTTTATATGATTTTTTTAGGTGTTTCAGTTGTATCTGAATTAAATTTTATAGGAAATTTATTCGTTGGAATGTTTATATTAGCTGAATTGATTAGTATTGTAGGAAATATCGTTGCTATTAGAGAGAAATATAAAATTTCAGAACATGACGCCCTGCTACAAGTTAGTGAAGTTTTAAAAGATTTATTCAAAAAAAGGGGAAAATAGATGATAAATGATTTATTTGAGAAATACAAATTAGTTTTATTTGTAGGATTAATGTCAATTTTATTATCTACAATTTTAGGCTTATCATTATTCTTAAAATATCAAGATAAAAAGATAGTTAAGCTAGAAAATGAATTGAAAACTTGTATTTTAGAAAAGCAAAATGAAGAAACTAATAATCAAACTTTGCATAATGTAATTACAGATCTAAATAATCAAGCACTAAAAGACTCTATTGATTATGAAAAAAGATTAAAAAAGTTCAAAGATGAAAAAGATGAGATTTTAGGAATAAATTATAAAAATGTAAGGAGTGATGATTGTGAAGATATTAAACTTATTCTTGATGATATTCGTATTAATGGTTATTAGTGGTTGTTCAGACAAAGAAATATTATATGTTGATAGACCAGTTGAAAAAGTAGTAACTAAAAAATGTAACATTCCTGAGCCAAATGAATGTAAACCAAATAAACCGACTTATACAGAAGAAACTAATCAAATGAGATTATGTGTAAGAGAATATAAAAGATTAGTAGAAATTTGTCAAAATGAAAATTAG